GAACCAAAAGTCGTTGTGATGCCGGTGATACCGACGGTGTACAAAGTAGACACCGTTAACCAGCCGATTGATGTAAAAAGCAGCGGTGTTAAGACCCGCGGTAACGGCGCAGCGACCAAGGGCACGATGGCTCGTGGCCCAATGGCGTAAGGGGATAAACCGTGAACTACAGCGAACTGACAGCGAACATAGAAGACATCTGCGTACAGACGTTCACAGCAGACCAGCTCGCTATGTTTACTCAACAAGCAGAGCAAAAAATCTACACAACGGTAGAGTTGCCTGCTTTTCGTAAGAACCAAACAGGCTCGCTGACCTCTGGCAACAAGTATTTAACGATGCCCACCGGCATGTTGTACGTCTACTCTTTGGCGGTTATCGATGCTGAAGGCGATTACGAGTACCTTATAAATAAGGACGTAAACTTTATACGTGAGGCTTACCCCAGACCAACGGACACCGGACAGCCAAAGTACTACGCAGTATTTGACCAAAATACGTTCATAGTTGGACCAACACCAAGCGCCGACTACGCCGCCGAAATGCATTTTTCCTACTACCCAGAGTCTATTGTGACGGCCGGCACCACGTGGCTTGGGGATGAGTTTGATTCTGCGTTGCTTAACGGCGCGTTGGTTGAAGCGATACGCTTTCAGAAGGGTGAAGCTGACATGGTGGCGTTGTACGAGAAGTTGTACGTACAGGCACTCACTTTGCTTATTCAAGTTGGTGACGGTAAACTGCGTGGGGACGCATACCGTGATGGTCAGATAAAGAGGAAGATAGGCAATGCTTAGTACAACAGGCGGGGCATCTTTAGGAATTATAACGGCCAGTTCAATTTCAGGACGAGGATTCACCCCTGAAGAGCTGGCTGAAAGTGCGCTTAACAAAATTATTTATATAGGACAAAACTCTGATCCGGCTATTCGTGCGCAGGCCGAAGCGTATCGGGATCAAATCAGGGCGGTACTGGTAGCCGCTATGCACCAAGCAATTCGTTCCAACCACACCACCCTAACTAATCGTTTCATTGCCGCAGGGCACCCGGAACTTGTAAAACTACTGGAGAGATAAGATGCCAATTTCAGTCACTACTGCTATGCCCACCAGCTTTAAGGGTGAAATTTTACAGGCGCTGCACAACTTCACATTGAGCACGGGTAACGTGTTTAAGATAGCACTGCTGAAGGCTACTGCTGCGGGTACCGGTACTTTTGGTGCTGCAACAACCAACTACAGCAACTTGAGCTCAGATGAGCTGGGTTCTGGTAGCGGGTACACCACGGGTGGTAACACGCTAACCAACGTAACGCCTACCACTTCTGGCACTACTGGGTTTACAGATTTCGCGGACACCACGTGGACGTCAGCTACCTTTACAACTTGTGGAGCGCTGATTTACAACACCAGCTCTACCAACCGAGCAGCAGCTGTACTGAGCTTCGGCGGTGATCAGCAGGTGAGTTCCGGGGACTTCCAGATTCAATTCCCCGCTGCAGCGGCAGCCACGGCTATTATCCGAATAGCGTGAGGTCTCTATGACAGATAATGTTGGGTACACCCCCGGAGCGGGAGCGACAATCGCGGCGGATGACATTGGTGGGATTCTCTACCAACGCATAAAGCTGGCTGTTGGTGACGATGGCACTGCTCAGGACGTCTCTGAGTTACAGCCACTGCCCGTCAACATTATCTCTGACGAGAGTATGGCTACAAATCTCCTTTTACAGTACCTTGACTCTCCTCGCGGCTACGATAAATCACTACAGCGTCATCGCGTCACGAATGTCATAGAAAGCGGTACAGTAACCACGGTAACCACGGTAACCACGGTAACCACGGTAACCACGGTAGCCTCAGTGACTAACTTAGCTAGCATTGGCAGTATTCAGGCGCAGGTTCAAGTGTACGGGATAAACCTATCGGCTTGGCAAGCCTGCGTTCGATCAAGAATTACATGAGGTCGTAAATGGCTAACACGTTCAAGAAGGTAATAGACCGATTGCTGTGGGCGCAAGTGGCGCCGTCTCCGAACGCCAGTGCAGCGGGCACCTCCATGTGCGTTGATATGCGAAGTGATGTGTCGCGCAACCCGTTTGTATACAACCTCATCTCTACGACGGTGCTCAACAGGTTCAACATTGTAACCAAGGCATGGCAGCTGGCAGTTAACCCGGCTGTTGCTGCGGTTGCTGCAAGTTCTACGTCGTGTTTTGTACCCAGTTTTTCTGCTGTTGGAACCATTGCTGCCAGTGCAACAACCAGCTCTTTTACGCTCAGTACGGCGCTGCCGGCGGCTGTAGGCGTGAACATGCTCGGTAGCCGAGGCGGGTCTGGAGATCTTGGATTTAAAATACGCATCATCGACACCACGGCTGGAAAGACAGAAGAGCGGTTTATCATAGGCAACACAGGTGGCACGACACCAAACATTCAAGTTGACAACCCGTTTACGTTTACCCCCAGCACCGGTGCGCGATACGAGTTTTTATCAGGCGAAGTGTTTATGCTTTCCTCTGGAGCAATAGCCGCCGCGTCTTGGCGGGCTTTTGATGTGGCCGTTAACTCTCTTGCAAACTTAGGCACCACTAACTTGCCGACAATCGCCACTGACAGCGCGTTACTTGTGATGGACGAGCAGTACACGCCGTACAACTGCGAACCCGGCGAGGGCATGATAAAGGGCACGTTTGAGTACGACAACAACCTCGTGTCTCGCAAAGCCCTGTCTGCTACGGCTGCCGCTGCCGGCACCATTACAGGCCAAGCGTCGGGTGGAGACGCTGCTGTCGTCGCCAACGAGTACAGGAACTTTCAAATACGCATTGTGCAAGACACAACAAACACAACAGCAGTTGGGCAACGTCGTCTCATCGCCAGCCACACTGCTGGACCAAGCGCGGTGTATACCCTTGGTGCCAACTGGGCGGTTACCCCGAGTAGCAGTGCTAAGTTTGTAATTGAGCAGCCTAATCAGATTGTTCTAAGAACTGCCGCAAACACCACCACGTACACGTACAACTACACCGACGCATCCATGACCAATGGCACCGGCACCATCGCCGCTGGTGCATGGTCAACTACGTATTATGCAGTTGGGCCTGCAGTTAACGGCGTAGGCAACCTCTGGGCACCTTCTTTTGGTATAGCTATCGACGCGGGCAGGAATGCTCGGCACAGTTTTAACTACTTCTTCCGAGGCGGCGCAGTCACTACGCTTGACCTGTTTGACATAGCCGGCGGCACCACTGGGGCGTGGACTGGAGCTATTGTGTACGACGGCGACAGAAACGCGGTAGGTACCGGAACGACTGGGGCTTACTCGCCGTATGGTCAAGAGGGGAAATTTACTTACCTAAACATCTATGTGGCCTCTACTGTAAACCAGATTTTTAGGTTTGACGCGGAGCACAGAGTCATGTCTCCGTATACTCCCACAGACTTCTTGCAGAGCGGAACGGCGGTAGTCGGCGGCAGGATAGCGGCCTACGCTGCAATTGACGGAACGGATAAGTACGATGTTGTGCTCTTACAGTCTCACCTTTCAACCGTAAGCCAAGAGCTAATAGCACTGGTATGATGTCAACATAGCGCGTAAAAATAGCCGATCGGAGCTGGTGGGCGACGGTTTTTTCGCTCACAAAGTTTCGCACTTGGGAATAGCCAATCATGCTACTTACGCTGTTAGCTAAAAAAACGGCCTGCTTAAAAGGCTGGGGCGAAGGTGGCTGGGGCAACAACGGCTTTGGTGGCATATTTCCCTGTTACACGGTTAACGGCGTAGAGGGCGAAGGTGCCGTTGGTTCAGTAAGCATTGCTGTAGGTAAGCAGGTTGCCGTTACCGGTGTGCAAGCTACTGGCGCCGTCGGCACTGTTTCCATCCGCGTTAACGATGTTGTTCTTGTTGCCGGGGTGTCCGCTACCGGTGCCGTAACTCCCATAACTCCCCGAGTAATCAAACCCGTCACCGGTGTAGAGGGTATTGGTGCTGTCGGTACGTCTGTAGCCCTCGTCATTGAGCCTGTCGTCGGAGTAGCAGGTACCGGAGCTGTCGGTACATCCGTAGCCCGAATCATTGAGCCCGTCACCGGTGTAGCTGGTACCGGAGCTGTCGGCACATCCGTAGCTCGAATCATTGAGCCCGTTACTGGCGTAGCCGGTACAGGCACCGTCGGCACATCCGTAACCTTAGTCATTGAGCCCGTCACTGGTGTAGCTGGCACTGGTGCCGTCGGCACATCCGTAGCTCGAGTCATTGAACCTGTCACGGGAACAGTCGGCTCTGGTGAAGTAGGAACAGTAACTCCCTCGTATGACAAGATCGTCTACCTTGATGGTTGGGGCGTATTGGGTTGGGGCGACGGTGGCTGGGGCGAAACAACGATCTCGGTCAGTGCAGATGGTTTCATTGGCACTGTTGTCGTAAACATAACCTCTGCAATAGTTGTCACTGGGGTCTCGGCCACCGGAGCGGTTGGCACATCTGTAGCCCGCGTCATTGAACCAGTAACTGGAGCGTCAACCACCGGCGTTATCGGCACTACCGCGCCTCTTGTAGTTAAACCCGTCACTGGTGTATCGGCCACTGGCGCGGTTGGTGCCGTAAGTATCCGAGTCAACGACGGGGTGCTCGTTACCGGCGTGTCGGGCACCGGAGCCGTTGGCACCGTTGTTATAAAAATAGACGATGCCATAGTCTTAACGGGCGTAGAAGCTGTCGGAGCCGTAGGAACTCCCGTAACCCGAGTCATTGAGTCCGTCACTGGCGTATCCGCCACAGGTGCTGTAAGTGCGCCTGTGCCTCTTGTGATTAAAACCGCCCCGGGGGTAGAGGGAACGGGTGCAGTTGGCGCCGTTTCCATCAGCGTAAATGACTCAGTTGTTGTCACTGGGGTAGTTGGCACAGGTGCTGTTGGCACCTCCGTCGCTCGCGTCATTGAGCCGGTAACCGGTGTAGAAGCAACGGGCGCCATTGGTACCGTGGCATTCAGAGTAGACGACGTAGTCTCAGTCACTGGCGTATCTGGCACCGGTGAGGTTGGAGCGGTCTCTATCCGCGTAGACGACATCGTTTACTTGGGCGGCTGGGGAGCCGTAGGTTGGGGCGACGGTGGCTGGGGAGAGGCCACAATATCTGTTAGTGCCGACGGTTTCGTCGGCACTGTTGTCGTAAACATAACTTCTGCTGTTATTGTTACCGGCGTATCCGCTACCGGTGCGATAGGCACTGTTGCTATTCAGGTAAACGACGCAATTCAGGTTACTGGTGTAGCGGGCACTGGTGCAATAGGCACTGTTGTTCCTCGCGTTGTTACATCTGTCACTGGGGTGTCTGCCACAGGTGCAGTTGGCACTCCAGTAGCCCGCGTCATTGAGCCTGTAGTCGGTGTTGCCGGCGCAGGTGCCGTGGGAACTTCTGTTGCTCTGGTCATTGAACCAGTCACTGGGGTGGCGGCCACCGGCGTTGTTGGCACCGTAGCCACTACGTTCAGCGGTACTGTAATACCTACAGGGGTCGAAGGTGTTGGTCAAATGGGCGGGTTCATTGTCCAAGTTGACGACATTGTTATACCTATTGGGATAGTCGGTACTGGCGCGGTAGGAGCTGTTACTGCCAGCGTCAGTGACACCGTTATCGTAACCGGAGTTGAGGGCGCCGGCGTTGTAGGGACAGTTTTACCGGTAATAGCCCCAAGCGTTGTCGGGGTTAGCGCAGTTGCAGAAGTTGGTGTATTATTGCCGCAAGTTATTACGCCTGTAGCCGGTGTTTTTGGTGTAGGGGCGATTGGTGCAACCAGAATAGGTGGGTGGACAAATGTTGACGACTCGCAAACACCTAACTGGGCGCCGATACCTGATGGACAAACGCCTAACTGGAATGGTATTGATGATGGACAGGCAGCCAATTGGTCAGGGGTTGATGACGGGCAGTCACCCAACTGGTCTGGCGTTGACGACGGACAGGCAGCTAATTGGGTTGATGTAGTCGATGCCCAGACGCCTATCTGGGTAGACACAGATGACACGCAAGCTCTATCATGGGTTAGTATAAACGACGGGCAGTCACCGGACTGGGTAAACGTGAACGACGCGCAGGCCACGGCATGGGTAGATGTAACTGACGGACAAGCACCCGGTTGGGCTAATGTAAACGACACGCAAACTCCCGCATGGGTGGACGTAAATAAAGCGGCTTAGGAGCTAACATGGCGACGTATACTAATGATCTACGGCTTAAAGAGATCACCACGGGCGACGAGTCTGGTACGTGGGGCACCTCGACCAACACCAACTTGGCGCTTATTGCTGACGCCTTCAGTCTTGGCACCAAGCAGATGGCGGCAAACTCCAACGAAACATTCACAATGCCCGACGCCACGGCTGACGGCACGCGCTCGCTGTACCTAAAGATTACCTCAGCTGTGTCGCTAACGGCGACGCGCACGGTGACACTGGCTCCGAACACGGTGTCCAAGGTCTGGATCATCGAGAACGCCACCACCGGCAGTCAGATCATTACGATTGCTCAGGGTTCAGGCGCAACGGTAAACGTACCCAACGGCGCCAAGCTGATGGTGGTAACCGACGGTGCGGGCGCAGGTGCGGGTGTATTTAACGCTAACCCGACTGAAATTGGTGGCACAGTCACTTCAGTCGGTGGCACAGGTACAGTCAACGGCATAACCCTGACTGGAACCGTAACCAGCGCTGGCAATTTAACGCTTGGTGGTGCGTTATCAGGTGTAAACCTTACTACGCAGATCACGGGCATTCTTCCTGTTGCTAACGGCGGCACAAATAACGCCTTTTTCACCATCAGCGGTCCGGCGACTTCAGCAAAAACGTACACATTTCCTAACGCTACAACCACAGTTCTGACGACTAACGCTGCGGTTACAGTGGCACAAGGCGGCACAGGCGCGACAACCCTGACTGCCAACAATGTAATTCTCGGTAACGGCGCAAGTGCTCCGCTGTTTGTAGCACCGGGCACGTCAGGCAACGTCCTGACCTCAAATGGTACAACGTGGGCCTCTACGGCCCCAACGGGCGGCACACCTGATTTTCTTTTCTTCCCACAAGGAATCATCTAAATGGCAACACAAGCACAATACGCAGCAGTACCTAAAGTTGGTGCAGTTGTAATCAGCACAGCAAATACTAACCGCGATGGCACTGGCACGATTGGCACTGTGTTTACTGCTGGGTCAAACGGATCACGAATTGATTCAATTGATGTGCAGGCAACTGCAACAGTGACAGCAGGCATGATCCGGTTGTTTATTCATAACGGCACAAGCGCATTTTTGTTTACCGAAGTGCCAGTGTCGGCTGCTACACCAAGCGGCACTGCACCTGCTTACAACGCTCAGTTTACGCCAAGCTCAACAGCGGTTCTGCCGATTATAATACCGACAGGCTACTCGTTAAGAGCGTCAACAAACAACGCTGAGTCGTTTAACATCATTGCTTTCGGAGGTGATTTCTAATGAACAACGGTCTCTATGGATACCCAATTCCTCCGAATGCACCGAGTAGGATTACACCCGGTCAGTGGAGAAATTACAAGATTATCAGGACTACAACGTCAACGGAGACAGTGCCATTTGGTGTGTACCAGATGGGTGTTGCTGTTTGGGGCGGCGGTGGTGGTGCTGGCAACTCTTCTGCGTCTGGCGGCGGCGGCGGCGCGGGTTTTGCTTACGGTGTTATTGACGTTATTCCCGGTCAAATTTTACCTACTATTACTATTGGCGCGAGAGGTGTGAATGGCAGCCCCGGCACAACGGGTGGAACATCGTCATTCGGGTCTCTTTTAACTGCTACAGGTGGGGCAGGAGGCGTAACAAATGGGGCAGGTGGGGCAGGCGGCACAGGAACTGCCGCTGGAACATTAAGAAATATCATGACGGCAACCGGCGGTGCGGGCGGGGCATTTAACAGCGGTTGCGGTGGGGGCGGTGGAAGTGGATCACCCTATGGGACAGGTGGGGCAGGTGGCACAGGCGCAAACAGTGGCGGAACTGGCGGCGGAGGCGGCTGGGGCGGTAAGGGTGGTAATGCCGCAGCCTTTGCAGCCGCCTCAGGGGGCGGCGGAGGAATATTTGACGGGGGAAATGGCGGCGGTGTCAGCAGCATATGCGGTGGTGGCGGTGGCACAGGGAGCAGTGGCACAACGGGGCACACAACAAATTTTGGCGGTAACGGTGGTGTTGGGCTTGTGTTGTCTGGATATAGTGACGCGCCTATATTTGATCTTACCACAACACCAACTATCGGCATCACAGGAAACACATCTTCTAAAGGGTCTTTTATTTCTTCCGCTGCTTTTCAATTATTGGCAACTAGCGGTGCTGGCGTTGCTGGAATTCTAGATATTATTAATACAAACCTAGATGGTGGAGGTGGTGGCGGAAGCAGCTCTAGCTTTTCTCAAGGTCAGACAAAAGCTGGAAATGGTGGCCCAGGTGGTGGTGGTGGTGGGTCGCCTGAAGGATTTGGCGGAGATGGTGGTATTGGCGGCGGTGGTGGCGGTGGTTATAACACTGCCGGTGGCGGAGCAGGGTTGTTTGGCGGGCAAGGAGGAGCAAACTCTATGCCAAATGCGGGTAACGGTGGTTTAGGTGGTGGCGGTGGTGGGGCTGGATCATCTAACGCAGCGTCAAGTAACGGCGGCGCAGGCTGTGTAGTTTTATTCTGGTCTGAGGGGTATTGATCATGAGAAAAGCATGGGTAGAAAATAACGTAATCCGTGACATTGCTCACGCAAACCCTGAAGATATTTACCATCCTGATATCGCAGCGTTTTACACTGTGTCAGTACCAGATGACGCTGCAAACGGTGACGGCTGGGTCGATGGTGCGCTTGTAAAACCAGTGCCTGCACCCCTTGTTGAGCCGACTCCTGCTGCGCGGACATGGTCTGTAGAAGACATCAGAGCAGGCTTAACACTCGCTGAAAAAGTGAAGTGGGATAACAATTCTGCTCCAGAGGTCAAGACTGTTAAAACAGAAATGTCGTCCAATAAAGAGCTGGCTGCGGTAACTGAACTGTTAACATTCTTGATTGACGCATCTGTGATCTCACAGGCTTCAATGGATAAAATCCTGCAATAATTTGCCAGCAGAGTGAGGTGAATCATGGACATCGACGAACTCGCGTTACGCAGGATCATCAGAGAAGAGATGAAGTCGGCCCTCAAGGAAGTGGGCTTGCACGATGAAGAGGCCGGTGATGATGTCCGTGATCTGCGCTCCTTAATTACCGATTGGCGCGGCATCAAAAAGACTGTGCTGAACACGCTGGCAAAAGCTGGCACGTTGTTCGTCCTTGGCCTGCTGATGCTGGGTGCGTGGAGCAAATTTAACGGCAGCGGTAACGAATAATGCTCGACCCGGTATCCGCGTTAGCCATAGCTACGTCTGCCTACAAGGTCCTCAAAAAGGGCATTGAGATGGGGCGTGAGCTAGAGGACATGGGCGGTCAGCTGGGTACGTGGTTTAAAGCCGTCAGCGATGTCAGGAACGCGGAAGAAGAAGCTAAAGACCCACCGCTTTTTAAAAAGCTCATATTCTCCGGTAGTGTTGAGCAGGAGGCGATGCAGGCACTGATCGCTCGCAAGAAGATTGAGCAACAGGAAAAAGAGTTAAGAGAGCTGATTGTCTGGCGATGGGGCGTTGAAGAGTACACCGCGATGATGAGAGATCGCGCAAAGATTAAAGACACACGAGAAAGAGCGATGCTCAACCAGCGGCGCAAGATGCGCAAGCTTATCGCAAACGTGCTGACTATTATAGTGATACTAGGCCTAGTAGGTGCGTTACTGGCGTTAATAATCGGCATAATTTTAAATCTGGGGTAGTAAATGAACGAAAGTGACATTAAAGGAAAGTTAACTTTTGCGGTGACGTTGATGGTTTCCGCCACGCTGTGTGTCTCTGTGCTGGTCATGGTTGTTGCGCTAGTGGTCGGCTTGTGGTTTGAAAATATCGACAACGCTGAAGTATTTAAACTGATCTCCCCCGCATTTCAAACAATTATTGGTGGATTTATTGGGCTACTTGCTGGTGTAAAACTCAGCAACTCCGATGCTGAACCCCCTTGTCGAGGTAACAAATCATGTTAAGTTTAGTATCAAGTTTGCTCGGTTTTGCTGCCGGTGGCCTGCCAAAGGTGCTGGATTTTGTCCAAGACCGTGGCGATAAAAAGCATGAATTACTTTTAATGGCCGCACAACAAGAGCGCGAGATCGCGCTGGCTAAAGAGGGGTTTATTGCCCAAGCCAAGGTCGAGGAAATCAGAACGGCGCAAGTGGTTCTCCAAACCGAGCAGATTGCAATGCAGACACAGGCGCAGGAAAAACTCGCGATGTGGAAACATGATATGAAGATTGGTGAAGGCGCCAGCACGTGGGTAATTAACCTGCGAGCCTCTGTGCGACCCGTCGTCACGTACTTGTTTGTGGGTCTCTTGATC